CGACCATTGACAACATCAAGGCGATGTTCGGCTTCTGGACCGAACAATACATCAGCGCACTCGGTCAGAACTCGTCAGGTGGTGGCGGTGGTGGTACTGGCGACGTGACGTGGACGGCGTTGGCCAGCACGGCAGCGTCAGGGCGGTATATTGACTGGAGCTATATCAGCTCGGCTGTCGGAGAACAGGGATACCTGACTGAAGAAACCGACCCGACGGTGCCTGCATGGGCCAAGGCAGCCACGAAGCCATCGTACAGCTTCAGCGAGATAACGGGGCAGGCAACAGCAGCGCAGGTGCCCAACATCGAGGACCTGACCAACTTCTCTGCCCGAGTCTACGATGCCACAGTCAGCCGGACGAAGAACACGGTGCTGGCCGCTCCTAACGGCAGCAATGGCGTGGCCACATTCCGTGCGCTCGTTGCAGCCGACCTGCCGGACCTGTCTGGTATGTACGCCGCAGCGAGCCGCGTTTCGACGCTTGAGGGTTACTTTACCAATGGTGTAGCCAACAATGCTGCGAGGCTGTCGACGGTCAGCAAGACCGCATGGGGCAAGACCTATTGGACAGCCAACGGCGTGCCCGACAGTGTGAGCGGTTCTATAGAGGCAGGCAACAGCGGAGGATCCATCACGGGATTCGACCGCATAGAACTGAACAATCATGGAACACTCAGCGGCTACGGCGGTTTCATCGACTTCCACTTCAACGGCAGCAGCAGCGACTACACCAGCCGTATCATTGAGAATGCCAGTGGCACGCTGAGCGTCAACAGCGTCGCAATGTGGTCGGGGTATGTCAAGGCCACGCGGTTCTACCTGTATAAACCAAACGCCGACAACGACACCGGCGCGGTGTATTTTGTGTACGACTGGAACGGCGGCGTACAGCTGGTTGGTGCAGGACTGTGGACTAACTCGTTCATATCAGCCTTGGGTCAGAACTCGTCGGGCGGTGGCGGTGGTGGTACTGGCGACGTGACGTGGACGGCGTTGGCCAGCACGGCAGCGTCAGGGCGGTATATTGACTGGAGCTATATCAGCTCGGCTGTCGGAGAACAGGGATACCTGACTGAAGAAACCGACCCGACGGTGCCTGCATGGGCCAAGGCAGCCACGAAGCCATCGTACAGCTTCAGCGAGATAACGGGGCAGGCAACAGCAGCGCAGGTGCCCAACATCGAGGACCTGACCAACTTCTCTGCCCGAGTCTACGATGCCACAGTCAGCCGGACGAAGAACACGGTGCTGGCCGCTCCTAACGGCAGCAATGGCGTGGCCACATTCCGTGCGCTCGTTGCAGCCGACCTGCCGGACCTGTCTGGTATGTACGCCGCAGCGAGCCGCGTTTCGACGCTTGAGGGTTACTTTACCAATGGTGTAGCCAACAATGCTGCGAGGCTGTCGACGGTCAGCAAGACCGCATGGGGCAAGACCTATTGGACAGCCAACGGCGTGCCCGACAGTGTGAGCGGTTCTATAGAGGCAGGCAACAGCGGAGGATCCATCACGGGATTCGACCGCATAGAACTGAACAATCATGGAACACTCAGCGGCTACGGCGGTTTCATCGACTTCCACTTCAACGGCAGCAGCAGCGACTACACCAGCCGTATCATTGAGAATGCCAGTGGCACGCTGAGCGTCAACAGCGTCGCAATGTGGTCGGGGTATGTCAAGGCCACGCGGTTCTACCTGTATAAACCAAACGCCGACAACGACACCGGCGCGGTGTATTTTGTGTACGACTGGAACGGCGGCGTACAGCTGGTTGGTGCTGGCTTGTGGACCAACTCGTTCATCAGTGCACTGGGTCAGAACTCGTCAGGCGGTGGCGGTGGTGGCGGTACGGGCGACGTGACGTGGACGGCATTGGCCGACAACACCGACCAGCGTCAGGTGGCCGCGTCGCACCTGTCGACAGCTTTGGCCGATTATCTGCCGCTGTCGGGCGGAACACTGACGGGCGAACTGAAGGTGGTAAATTCATCACAAGCAGGCTTCCATTTCTACACATCGCCAAATAACGGTGCAGCAATCATTGATGCTTACGGAACATCAGACATAGAAATATATGGTGACGTGTACATGAGCAGCAACCTCGACGTGGACGGCACCATAAGCCAAGGTTCGGACATGCGTAGGAAGGATGTGATAGACGAGCAGGCACTGATGGAGGTCGGCGACATAGCCAACGCACCGGCCATTCACTTCACGTGGAAGGACAAGGCCAACAAGGAACACCACGTCGGTACGTCGGCGCAATACTGGCAGACGCTGATGCCCGAGGCCGTGCATGAGGACAAGAACGGCTATCTGGGCATGCAGTACGACGTGCTGGCGATGTTGGGCGTCATCAGCGTGGCCCGGAAGGTGGTGAGCCACGAGGAGCGCATAGCGGCTCTGGAGGCTGAGAACGAGCGACTGAAAAAGGAAATTGAACAATTAAAATCGTAAGGAGAGAAAGAAATGGCAAACAGTAATGGAAAGATAACCTACCCGGTGAACCAATACGACGTACAGTATGTGTTGAGCATCAACGTCGGCGGAGACTGGTCGCAGATGTGTAGAAGCGACGCCATCAACAAGTGGGCGCGCTTTAAGCCCTTGAACGTTTCGCAGAAGCCACCGTTGACGCATGCTCAGATAGCCAGTAATGGTTTACATTTCGGGCTGGACATCATTCGAGGTGGCAACTGGAACGATTTCAAGACGAAGGTGGGCGAGTATGTGTCGCTGGTGTACGGCTCAGCACAGCATGCGTCCATCGGCAACCGGGGCGAATGGTCAGACGGTGTGAAGTACATCAAGCCGACATCGTGGAACCGTATTACCGATTTCGTGAGTGCTGAAAATAATGAGTTCGGCTATCTGCGCTCAGCGCAACCATTGCCACATTGGCCGGATTATATGCACACCGTGCAGGACCCGTCAGTCAATGGCGTTATTGCCTCGGAGATGAACGGACTGATTACCGGCACCGACTCGCAGGGCAGATTGTATATAGACATCAACGACCTGCCGGACAACCAGATTCTTGACGACCCAACACACATATTCACTGCCGTCAACACACCTATGAGCATTGCTAACAAGAACCACAACGACTACAACAGCATTTCTATACTGGAACTGATAAAGACGATGATAAACACCAACGGTGTCGAGCGTGGCGTGGTGTTGGTCGACACATCAGGATTCGTCAGCGATTTTTATGGCGTCGGCAGCATCCCCTGGGGGACGTGGAAGAACAACCAGGATGAAGTCACACTATACGGCGAGTGGGTATATATCGAATTTCTACAAGTTTATAGCCAAACAGGAACCGATTGCTGCATCATACCGACGTTCGAGAACAAGGTGCTGTTTAAGTACGGCTCTTCGCCTTCGCAGCAGGAGTTGGCCTTCGCCAAAGACCAAGCCATCGGCATCTGTCTGCCAGACCACAACTACTATATGTATATTGGTTTTTGTCAGATCACGACGGAGAACCTTGCGAATTGGGACGTGTACGTCAGCCTGATTAAGAACTACGGCACGGCCAGCGAGTCATACTACATGACACGCGCCAACCTGTCGACATTCCAAACTATGCAAAGCGGCAGTACGTGGTACTACACCTACGTCAACGTCGACTATCCGAGCCAGAGTCAGCAGGGCGACGTGTTCACAGTCAAGATTGACTACACGGAACACGGCACGAGCAACCCAGAGCGTCACTATTACCTCACGAATATAGTATTAACCCTATAATATCACAAAACTATGGCAAAGAATTTATTTCACGGAGTAATGTTGTTCCTGTATGTATTAGGAACCATCAACGGCATTGGCTATTCCTGTTGGATTGGCGAGTATGTAACCGCAGTCGGTGTGGCTGTCCTGTCGTATATGGCATGGCCCACGGCAAAGGAGTACTTTAATCATTTGTATTATCAGAAGTAGTATTAACTCATTTTTAAATCAGGAATTATGAAGAAAGTAGATTTTACGAAGATTATGATTGTGGATGTCGAGGGTCACGAGGTGGCAGCCGACATTGCCGCACAGTTAGGTAACATGATGTACATGCAGGGTCAGTCGATAGACGAGTGCGAGCTGGGCCGCGACATCTACCACAGCAGCCGGAAGCCCGACGAGGCACCCGACACGGACCATTCGGTGGAACTGGACGAGAAGCAGATTGAAATCGTGCAGAGATTCACGCAGGGCTACTCGTTCGTGATGCGCCAGGCGGTGCTGAAGGCCCTGGGCAAGGAATAACAGCAAGCCACTGAAGTGACGGGAACCGAACGAACTTATCTTACCAATGGCGTCGCGACGACGCAGGTTTTTTGTTCATACAGCAGTAATGTTTTGTTTATAATGAATAGTTGATAAACTTTTTTAGGTTTTTTATGTGTTTTAGGTTAGATGTTATTTGAAAACATGATTATTTCATGGTGCAGCGGCACCGGGAAGAGGCGGTTCGGCAGCGATGTCGGGTCGCCTCTTTTTTTTGTGTGCATAACTCAGCACTGAAGTGCCGAGAACTGAACGAAAGTAAACCCACGGCGGCAAAATGGGGGATAGGTGTATGGCAGATATATCAGGCGCATTTGAAGTTGACGGACTGGTCAGGCAGAAGCAAGAATTGGAGAGCCTGCTGATGTCGAACCCTGAAATGGAGAAAAAGGTTCAGGGCTTGATTCGTAAGGTTTTGTTGCAAGCCCGAAAGGCCGTCAGCAATGAAATCCACGGACTAAAGTTCGATAACGGTGACCCGCGACAGGCTTACAAGGCTGTGAAGTCTGCCGTCTATCGTCGCATACTTGGTGGTAATGTCAGCATCTTGAGCAAACGTCGTGCCGGTAAGCGTGGCCCATTGCCTCCAGTCGTTCATCAGTTGGAAACGAGAGTCAACAGCAAAGGAAACCATCGAGGCGGCAACCGCATGCCACGCAGTCGCAGAACCGAAGACCTACTGACCTATCAGGGTGCAGACCGTGGCTTCATTCTTCGTTTTCTTAACGCCGGAACAGATGACCGTGAGTCGCGTGTTGGCCATCGTGGCGCCATAGCAGCCCGCAACTTCTTTGCCAATAGCAGTCAGCAGTCGATGGAGCAGGCAGCCGCACAACTCGACACACTGATAGAAGATTTGATTAAGAAAGAAATAGGATAAGATATGGCAAATATTATCAGCAGACTAAAACTTGAAAGCGGTGAGTTTGATTCAAAAATCAAGCGAGCCGGTCAAGAGTTGTTGGCATATTCCGAGCACTGCAAGAAGATGGGGCTCCAGATGGGCTATGCCAACCGCGACGCCAAGGAGTTCGCCAAGGCTCTGGGCAGTATGCAGACCGTCAGCCAGACCGCACGCGGCAAGATTAACGAGTTGTCGGAGGCTTTCGTCAATGCGAAGGTGATGTACAAAAACATGACCGACGAAGAAAAGAAAAGCGTATTCGGCAAGAATCTCACTACAAGTCTCGACCAGCTGAAGGTACGACTGAATGCTGCAAAGCAAGACCTTGCTGATGTCAACAAGGAACTGGCAGGCAGTGGCGGTGGCAAGTTTGGCGAGTTTGGCAACGTCATCGACACGCTGGGTCAGAAGCTTGGACTGACCACCAATGCCACTGAGCTGCTGACATCGAAGACCGCATTGATGTATGCTGGCATCGGTGCAGGTGTCGCTGTCGTAACCAAGGCGACGGATGCATTGACAAAGTACAATGCCGAGCTGTCGAAGCAAGACCAAGTGACGCAAGTGACTACCGGGCTAAAAGGACCCGACGCCAACCGCATGACGGACGTGGCTCGCGCAATGGTCGACACCTATAAGGTAGACTTCCGCGAAGCCATCAATGCTGCCAACACGCTGATGACGCAGTTTGGCACTACGGGCGACGAGGCCATGAAGCTCATCAAGGACGGTATGCAGGGCATGATTCAGGGCGACGGGCCAAAGCTGCTCACGATGATTCAGCAGTATGCACCCGCTTTCCGCGATGCTGGCATATCGGCTTCACAGCTTGTGGCCGTCATTCAGAACTCTGAGGGTGGCATCTTCACCGACCAGAACATGAACGCCATCGTCATGGGTATCAAGAATATCCGACTGATGACCAAGGCAACCAGCGATGCGCTGGCCAGATTGGGTATCGACGGACAGAAAATGTCGAAGAAACTCAGCGACGGCACGCTGACCATTTTCGAGGCATTGAAGCAAGTGTCTGGCCAACTGAAGAACACCGAGGCAGGCAGTCAGGCAGCAGGCGAAGTAATGCAGCAGGTGTTTGGTCGTCAGGGCGTGACGGCTGGTACCAATCTGGCCAAGGCCATCGAGACACTGAACACCAACCTGGACGAAACCAAGCGTCAGACGGGTGAACTGGGTGACGCTTTCGCAGAGCTTCAGACCGCCAACGAGAAACTGAATACCGCCATTCGCGAGGCATTCAGCTACGACGGGTGGGAGCAGATGGCTACTGGCATTAAATCGAAACTCATCACGGCATTGGCTACAGTCATCGAGAAGTTAGGCGAGATTCGCCAATGGTTCTCGGATTTCACACCAAGCGGTCAGACTGAGAATATTCAGACAGCAGAACAGAAAGACATGAACCGCCGACTGGCATACGTTCGCAGCGGAAACAATAAGCAGTATTGGAACCAGCAGAATAAGGAATACTACGACCAACAGGTCAGCGAACGTCAGTTCAAGGTGTCTGCTTTGAAAGGTGACGACTCCATCACAAGGGGGCTGAGACAAAAGGCCGAGGCCGACCTGAAGGCATGGGAGAACCTACGCGACGAATACAATAAGAAGGCCAACGACATTCTGACCGCACCGCCGAAAGGAACAACGAACCAATTCACGAATCCGGCCAATCCGAAGACTACCATCAATCACACCAAGGAAGAAGAAGTCATACCAGAAGGTTCTGTGAAGGCTCTGACACAGCAGATGCAGGAACTAAAGAAGGCACAAGACTTAGTTACTACACCAGATGCGTGGCGTAAATACCAAGAACAGATTGATGAGATAACAATCAAAATTGGCCAAATGACCGGTAAGATTGGCTCACTAAAGCCCGGAGATATTCAGACGACTGGGCTCGGAAGTCTGATGTCTAACCAGAACTTCACATCCGATAGCAAGTCCATAGGCGGGCTGAAGTTGACGCTGGATGACAAGGCCGTAAAGGCGGTGACGGAGGGCGTGCAGAAGAGTCTGCCGAAGCGGCTGACCGCAGAGCAGAAAATCGAGGGTATGCGCGACTTGGTGGGCGGTATCAACAACGTGCTCAGCGGTATTCAGCAGATAGGTATTGACATCCCCGAGGAAATCAGCAAGGTGATGGGCGTGTTGAACGGCATTTTCACGGTGGTGACTGGTATTCAAAGCATCATAACCGTAGGGCAGTTCCTTGGAATCTTTCACCGTGGCGGTGTGGTGCCGCATGCGGCTGACGGTTATTTCGTGGGTGGCAACCGATATAGCGGTGACACGACGCCGATCATGGCCAATGCTGGTGAGTTGGTGCTCAACAAATCAAGCCAGAATAATCTTGCGTCGGACATTAAGAATGCTGAATCGCTGGTTAGATATATCAGTGCCGAAAACAACAGCCTCAGTAGCTCGCAGCAGCAGTCGCTGGCGGGGACGTTGCAGGATGGCGGTCTGAAGGAAATACGCATCAGGGGAAAGCTGAGCGGCGAGGACATTGTGCTGTCGGCTGACAACTGGGGCAAGCGCACTGGCAAAGGTGAGCTTGTTTGGTGGAGAAGATAAACGAATTAGGAATTTAGAATTAATAAGGATATGACTGGAAAGGATGTTATATTGGTGCTGAGTCAGGGCGGCACGGTGCTGGCCAGCACGAAGATAAAGAGCCAAAGCATCAAGGCTCAGTGCGGTGTGATAGAGAAGGCCAGTGCGAATCAGCAGGACTGGGTGGAGGTGATTGCAGGCCGGAAGTCGTGGTCGCTGACGGTGCGTTACCTGGTGCTGACTGGAGCGCAGGTGATGGACGTTCTTCGCGTTGGTCAGATGTTCGACGTGACGATGCAGGAAAACGCGGAGGACACGGCAAACAAGGTGACGGGCCGGGCACTGCTGAACGGTGTCGACGGTGAGTATTCCGTTGGCAACTTGGCGCATGGCGTGTTTACGTTTACCGGCAGCGGGGCACTGGCGCAACAAGCTCCGCAGGATTAAGGCGATATTGGAGGAATAGCATATGGCCATCGACGAAGCAAAACAGCACCCAGCCTATAAGCAGGCATGTACATGGTGTCGGACAAACGGCATCACGGGCACGATGGATGAAAGTGAGACCCCACGCGGAGCCTCACTTTTTTTGTTATTCGTTAGATTCGTGCGATTCGTGTTCGCCTAACCTGTACTCACATTGTCGGCCTTGGCAGCGGTAGCGACGACGGTAGTATGAGTCGTAGCAGAGGCAGAGGAACGAGGCAATCTGCGGTGCAGTCCACTGCCAGCAGTCCATGCGGACGGTGACGGAGTGTGCCGTAAACTCGAACGTCAGCGCCTGACCGCACCTCTCGAAGGTGCGCAGGTCGTTGGCCAGGTGGTGCGGCAACAGCGAGCACGCCCAGCGGAACTGCCCGCGGTCCTCGTCGTCAAAAAACAACACCCGTCGGCCAATGCCTCGGATGGTGATGGTGGTTTTCATAATCCGTTCAATCCGTTCAATCCGTTTTTCAGAACTCATAATGGTCCTCGCCATCCCAGTCAGCGTGAATAAGGAACGAGAAGTCGCTCTGGGTGAATACGCCGTCGCCCTCCTCGAAGAACGGGCCGGTGTACGTCGTGATGCGATTGCGGGTCACGGGGATGGCGTCGAAGACGCGCTTGCGGATGACCGTCCCGTCCACGTCCAATGCGGAGCACGTCATCTTGATGTCGCACGACGTAGCCATGTAGGGGAATGTAAACGCCTGATAGATTTGTATGCCGTTGGTGGTGCGCTTCTCGGACTGCGAGGACTTCGTAATGCCTTCGAGCGTGGTGGGGTTGAAGTTGGCAGAGCCGCCGGTGTATTCCATCAAAAATGATGAAAAATTGGACGGGAAGGTTTCATCCTTCAGGCAGAACTGAATCATGGCACAAGCGCGATACATCGGCATCTCGTGGTTAGCGGTTTCCCCACCGACGGTTATGGTCGAGCAGTGGCAGAACGTGTCGGTTAATTTTTCCCCGTCAGCCGCTGTGAACTGAACCACCTCGGGGCTTTTGATGGTTGCGCTGTTCTTGGATGAATGGCCGACGGCTACGACGGTATAGGTGCCAGCGGTCAGCTTTAGGGACATCGTGCCCCAGTCGTCATCGTCGGAGGTTTGTGTCTTCACTTTGTCGAACACGCGGTTGCCGTCGCTGTCGAACAGCATCACGTTCAGCTTGTTGAAGTACGATGTGGATAGTGCCCGCGTCGTCGCGTCGGCGTTGGTCATCGAGAAGCGGAGGGTAATGTTTCCCTCGGGAGAACCCTCGGGCACGATGGCTTTTTCACAGGAAGCAATGGTTATGACGGCGAACGCCATCAGGACGAGGTTAAAAATCGACTGTTTCATATTCATTCCAATCATTGACTGTGAAACTTGATGTGAAGGTGGCGTCGGTGAAGAACGCGCCGCGATAGTTCGTCTTATAGCCGTTCCTGAGCGGAACGTCCGCAAACGTCCGCGTCTGCACTTCCTGGTCGTTTTCGTCCAGGGCCGTGACGGTGATGTCGTGCGTGGTGCTGGCATCCGTCACGATAGCATAGACATTGAAGATGGCCGACGTGCCGCCATAATTGATTGTGGAAACGCGATCGATGCCGTGCGTGGCTCCCGTGGTGACATTCCATCGGTCATAGACACCTGACACCGTGAAGCGGAACTTCACGGCACTCGTTGGGATTTCGTCGGTTATTTCCATACGAAAGTCGGCCACAATCCTCGTCATCAAGCAGCTCAAAGAAGTTGTGGTTGCAGGCGAGAACGTAGTGCTGTAGAACATGGAGTGCGTCACCTTGTCATCCGTGAAGCTGATGACCCCATCGTTTAACGTCGCCCCGTCCGCTTTATGACCAACCGCATACAGCGTGTATGTCTTCGTCTTATCCAGCGTGGCCGTGATGGTGCCAAAGCCTGCGTCGCTGTTCGTCTGTTGCAAGGCGATTACGTCGTCGCCATTCACCAGCCACACATTCAGATGCGTCACCACGTCGGCTATTGACACCGTGGTTCGCGTCATTGGGCTCACATCGTAAGGACTGAAGGTCAAAACCACATCCGTCGGTTCCGATACCCGCCGTTCATCGCTTTCAGATGAACAGCCCACACACAATGCTGCGATTGCAGCAGTCATGAAAAACATAAAATTCCGTTTCATAGTTTTATTAAATGTTTTAGTTATACAAAAAGGGGAAAGTTCCCCAGCATTTCCACGATGTCGTCTCACTTACATTGATGGGTGCGCAGAACACTCTGCATGCCGGGGAACTATGCCCTTTTCGCAGAGATGTTCGTTGCAACCATGAAGTGAGACGGGTGCAAAAGTAAGAAATTATTCCGAACCATGCAAGGATTTTGATGATTTTTTGTTGGAACCCGACGGAGAAGCTACGGGAACGGTAAACCCCAAACAGTAAAACGCCCGATATGAAAAGAATCATTAAAACAGAAAAGTTATGGGAATATTTTCAAACCTATTTACGCCAACGGGTTCCATACCCCAGCAGAAGCGCGAGGTGGCGAGTGGGCCGACGGGGACGATAACGACGACGGACCCGAACGACCCGAGCAACCAGCCGCAGAAGAGTGCGGACTGGGAGAGCAAGGTGGTGAATCCGTATGGCAGAAGGAGTCTGCTGGTGCCTGCGTGGTACAGGGGCGTGTCGCTCATCATGCAGACGATGGGGCAGATGGTGACGCAGTATCAGCGCATCAACAAGGATGGCGGCAATTTCGTCGAGGACAGATGGGGGCCGAATGGCAAGTTGAACTACTTGCTTCAGGTGCGCCCGAACCCACTGATGACCGCCTCGCAGTTGCAGGAACAGATTGAGTACCGCAAGATTTACTTCGGCAATGCCTACGTGTATATCGAGCGCGACGAATATGACGACCCGAAGGCTCTGTGGCTTTGCACGGGTGGCGGCTTCAATCCGCTGACGGACATGTACACGCTGACGTACAACGGACAGCGCGGCCCTGTCATCCGTATGCAGACATCGAGCCGGAATGTGCTCCACTTCAAGAACGTGTTCCTGACCGACGACTACTACATGGGCATCCCGGCGCTGGACTTCGCTTTCAAGGCTCTCCAGATTGCTGGCACGGCTGACGAGCAAGCCCTCCAGGACGTGGCCAAGGGTGGTCGCCACAAGGTGCTGTTGCAAGAGCAGCAAGCCCCGAATGGCGGTGGCACTCGTGGACGTGCCAACCCAAATGAATTGCGTAAGACGGCCAAGCGGTTCGGTGAGGACTGGGCAGCTGGCGACGTGGTGATTCTCGACAATGTGATGAATCCGCAGATCATCAGCCAGACGAGCCAACAGCTCCAGTTGCTCGAACAGCGGTCGTTCCAGGTGTCAGACCTTGCACGAATACTCGGCGTGCCGCGAATTATGATGATGGAGGACGCTGGCTCATCGTACAAGATGCCAGAGCACGCGACGCAGGAGTTCATGCTGCGAACCATCCAGCCGAGAATCCGCGAGTGGGAGGACGAACTGAACGCCAAGCTGCTGACGGCTGAGGACTTCGGCAAGCGCAGAATCCATGTGTGCGAATTGGCTCTGAAACGTCTCGACGCGAAGGGTCAGGCAGAGGTGGATAAGTTGCAGCTGGAGACGGGTGCGGCTACGGTGAACGACATCCGAGCCAAGTACGACCGTCCCGCTGTGGAGAACGGCGACGAGCCTCTGGCAAGTGCGAACCTCATGACGCTCAAAGCTCTCATGGCAAAGGGCGAAGAGGCACAGATTGGAGGCAGACCCACCACACAGCCCACAGAACCACAACCTAACGACGGCGAGGGTGCCGGGGAAGGAGATGAGTAATGGCAGAAAGAACCTATACCATGCGATGGTTGACCTTGGCTGACATCAAGGACCAGTTGCGCATTGAGCAGGACGACACGTCGCAGGACAAGTTGCTGACGCGCTACGGTGCCACGGCTGAGAACTTCACGCTGGGCTACCTACAGCGCACGGAGGCCGAACTGAAGGCGATGAACGACCAAGACCCTACGCTGGTGCCGGAGGACATCGTGAGTGCGTGCCTGTTGCTCGTGGATGCCTACTATCAGCATCGCGGCCCTATCTCCCAGCAGGACATGTACCTCATTGATTACGGCTACGATGCGCTGGTGATGAGATTCCGCAAGGGGACGTATTCAAGTGACGATAACGAAAATGTTTAACAAATAAAAAGAAACGATTATGATTGACCAAGAAGTTTATGACCTGTCACAGACAGGTGACGAGGTTCAGGCGATTCTTAACAAGGGAGCGCAGTTGCCAACCAATGCCCAGCTTATCGCGGCTTTTGCGCTGAAGGCTGACAAGAGTGACACGTACACTAAAGAACAAGTGGATGCCAAGGCTGCTGAAGATGCCAATGGGCTGAAGAGTGATTTGGAGAGCGGTGACGTAGTGCCTAAGATGGCGGGCAACCTGGAGAACTGGGAAGGCCGCGACGAACTCTCAGTGGAAGACGAGTGGACGGGTCAGGTGCGTACTACCGCAGGCGACCAGAGTATCAACAGCGAGGCCGGTGCCAAACTGATTAGTATTGTGCCGCTAACGGATTTCTATGCCGACAGCCTGAAGGCTACAGGCTTTAACCTGCTGCGTAATGCCGTGGCCATTGGCGATGGATATTATTTCATCGTACCGAAGTTGCCATTCGGAACCTACGGCACAGCCAATCAGCCCAATGGCGTGCTGTTCACCAACAACGCCAACCAGAATCTACGTCCGACGATTCGATTCAAGGCTCCGAGTGCTGGTGTTCCTACGTCTGTCAATGATGGTGCAGCATGTACCTATACCGACAGCCACGACTATCGCTTCTACACCACCAGCGAGGCAGGTTATATAATCGTGAGCGGTATCTCACTGGCCACTACTTGTGCGCATATCGGCTGGAGCCGTCGTTATGATGACTATGTGGCCGTGGATGCAGCCGGTGATGCTGGCAGCACCATCGCCCTTGCCGCCATTATCCATGCCGTGCATGACTTTGACCTGCTGCTCACGGCCACCCGTGCGCTTCAGACGGTTGCCGACAGCATCGCATTCGGTGCAAGTCAGGCCACTTGGACGCGCCGTGTGAATCGTGTGAAGCCTACGTGGACGAACACCGAGACAGAGGTTGGAAGTGGTCAGTATCTCCATGAGGCTACCATCGACACGATGCTGCCTGGCGGTATTGTGGAATGCGGTGACATCGAACTGGCCGTGAATGGTACGACTATCAGCTACACTGATGAGAATGCCACTGCCACAGATAACTACGTGAAGTTCCAGTTGGCTACTGCTGCCACGGGCACTGTCAGCCTGTCGAATGCGCTGACCATCGAGGACTGGGGTCTGGAGATTCTTGTTGGTGCTACAGGTCAGGCCGAGGTGACCACGCAGTATGCACAGGGCTATCCTGACGCTGTGGCTAACCTCGTGAACGGTGGCTATCAACAGCGCACACAGGAGCTGGAGGCACAGATTGATGTGCTGAAGGCCGAGATTGCCAACATCGGTGCTCAGGCCGAGGGTTATATCCGCGTGTCGGGTTCGAGCAATCCTGCTCTGAACTATAAACACTACTCGAAGGGTGCTCCTGGTGGTTTCTCGAATGAGGGCGTGAGTGCGCTGTTCTATCCATGTCTGATTGGTACCAAACTCAGCGGCAACGACGCACAGATTGGTAAGATTCTCGTGGTACTCGACAAGTTCGGTGCCGTCACCGACAATGGCGTGGCTAAGTGGAAGGACTTGAACGGCACACTCCATGCTATCGACGGCTCGGAGGGTGACGTGATGATCACCAACATTAAGCCCTATCATGCCATCTTTGGCAAGTACACCATCGGCGGTACGGCTTTCGACGTGTTCCTGACCAATCCAACAGCATTTACATGGGAAGGTATCGAGAGTGAGGAGATTCCGATGGGTGCTGACTCCCCGGACTTCTGTGTCTCGCATCAGGACAGCGACAACGTGACCCGTATGCACTCCGTATTCAATCCTGATTGGAATGGCTCTTATCAGGCACCAGACAGCGTGGTTGGTAAGTTTATCTACAGCCAGGATGCCGAGACGGGAGAGATTACTGAGGAGTATGATGCTGACGCTACATTGCTGGGCGGTGCAGGTGGTTTGCATTCTACCGACATCAACCTGCCGACAGGAGAGCAGCAGGCTATGAACCACAATGAAGACACCACGAAGACCGTGCCGTTCATGAATGGTACGGCTCGCAGTGCTGAGTTATTCATGGCTAACATCTTGGCAGAGGGTGGCACGTTCGATGCCCACAACGCCACGAAGATGGGTAGCGGATTCTGTTCTAATGATGGTGCGACTGCCGCTGCCGACTGGGAAGAGAGTGCCAGCGGTGCGAAGAACGGTATGCGCGTAGTTGATAAAAACAATGCGCTGAAGTATTTCAATCTGAGCGGACAGATTCAGACGTGGACGGGTAAATCGAGCACGTTCTATGTCGGACAGATGATTAATTCTTGGCGAAATCCGTTCCACATCATGGAGGCACAGCGTGCCGTATGTTATGCCGTTCAGAATGGTGTCGGCGAGTTGCAGTGGTTTGTCTTTGAAGGCAACAAGTATAAGTATCGCAGTGTGGACGGCTTTGCTGGTCCCGCTCAGGGTGAGATGACTTGTGTCGTTTGGAAGATGCTGTCAACGAAGGCTGCTGCCAACGTACTTGATCCGACAGACAAAGAAACCAGTATCGAGGGCAACCGCATTGACTTCCTGTTCAGCGTGGCCCTGTTCCACGGTCGTACCACTCAAGTATCGCCTTCTTGGTGGACTTCTGGCTTACTGTTTACAGAAGATGAGAACGGCCAGTATGAGGCATTCATCGAACGCGACCAGAGCAAGCTGGTGAAAAGCGTTGCTGCTGATAACTATGATCCAGCCACACCGCGTGACTTTGAAACGGCATACAAGCACGTCGGCACATTTGCCAAAGGTGAAGGTTATCGTAAGAACTACTCTGCTGATGCCTTTATGTTGCCGGATAGTAATGCCAACAAGAGTGGTGCTGGCTTGCACACCTACGTGGGTGCCTACAACTGGTTCACAGGTACAAATGCCAATGCAGGCAAGAAGTCGGTTCGTGGTTTCCGCCGCGGCTACGCCGCTGGCAACCCGTCCCTGTCTCCGTTGTCGATGGGCGCTTCCTATTCGCCCTCGCTCGCGCACCCGCTCATCGGCTTCGGCACCTGTTGTCGAATCGTTGACTAAGGGAGCGTAGCGACCGCCGAAAACAGAGGAGCGCGATAGCGCGACGACGAAAACCAGCGGTCGCAGACCGCCCGAAAACGAAAACTGCGCGGCCCGCAAGGGCTGCGCCCGCCGCCGAAAAAGAAAAGTAAACCCCAGACGCATTTGTCTGGGGTTTATGTATGGCAGCGGTGCCACTGCCACAATACACAGAAATCCATGCCATCGGCCAAACGGCACACGAGAAGGGTAGTACCCGCCGGTGGTGAGGTTGAGTTCTTTCACAGAATGATAAGGCGGCTGCACTGATCCGTCGGTTCGTGGTTTCCGCCGCGGCAACAACGCTAACAACACGAACCTGTCTCCGTTGACGATGAACGCTAACAATTCGCCCTCGAACGCGAACACGAACATCGGCTTCGGCAACTATTGAGCCAAATAAAAATATAAGCCCTCGCGGTCTTGACCTGAGACCAAAGAGGCAGGTGCAGAGCCTCGCTGACGTAGAGAGCGGAACAAGTAAGTGAAAAGGTGTTAGGAGCACCAGCCGACCGCACGATTAGGAGTGAAGGAAAGGGTAGGCTGCCACATAGTCAAAGGTGGCATCGGCGCACAACAGGTCAAAAGATGTAAGATGGATGATGTAAGAAGTAAGATGTAATGGCAGAATCGACTTGGTGGAACATCACGCACAGAATGGCTGAAGCTGTGGATAAAGGCTACAAGCGGAAGTCACGCAAACAGCGGCAACGGAAAGAGGTCGCTGACGTGTGGCGACGTGCCAATGACTTCTGTTGGGAGATGCAAGAGCTGCTGGGTCGTGGTGAATATCAGGTAGGGACATACCGACATTTCAAATTGCACGACCGCAAAAAGGAGCGAGACATCAGTGTATTGCCGTTCGTAGATCGTTGCGTACAGAATGACGTAAAGGATGCCATCGAACCACTGATATTGCGGAACATGACCGACGATATGCTGGGTGGGTTGCCTGGGCGCGGTGTGGTGGCCTCAGACGGTCGCCATTGTGTTGTGGAACAGATGCGCGAGGCAATGAATGACCACAGCCTGAAATATTATCTTCAGGGCGACATCTCAAAGTTCTACGACAACGTGGATAAGGTCATCTCGATGCAACTCATTGAGCATCAGGTGAAAGACCGTCGGACACTCGACATCATTCGTCAGCACCTATTCAACCAGAAGCGACTTGCCATCGGTGACCCTTTCAGCCACCTGATAGCCAACATGAACATGGCGATGGTGATCCGTAAGGCGAAAGACAAGTACAGCAAGCGCATCCGACTCATCAACTTTGCTGATGATTTCATCGCCTTTGCCAAGGACAAAAAGACGCTGGAGGCACTGCGACGCGACATGCGGATATGGGCACGGAAAATGCGACTGAAATACAAGCCGATGTACGTGCAGCCCATTACGAAACAGCTCATCACCTTCTGTGGCTATCAGTTCGGACGCGGCTTTGTCCGTCTGACCCAGCGCACAAAGAAACGATACATCAAGTCCCGTCACGCCGAAAGGTCGATGGGCTCGTATAACGGCTTGTTGCAGGTGGCCGACACGAAACACCTGCGGGAACTAATCGAGAGAAAGGACAACAGACACATGAACCCAGGAGAGAAAATCCGCAGGCCGTTCGCGGGCCGCGTGATGAAGACCGACACGATGGAAGGCATACGCCACACCATCGTTGATTTTGCTGAGAAACCGTCGAAGCAAAAGGATTGTGAGCACTACTACCATGTACAGGCCATCGCCGAAGGCTTGGGATTGGTAGTGTATTCCACCGGCAGCGCAAAGATTTGCGACTATCTGGCCACAAAGACCAAGCACGACCTGCCATTGCGTGATATGGTCATCGTGCATGATTGGAGTGGTATGTACTACGACGGCACGGTATATACCGATGCCGAGGAAGAGGAGATGATCAGAAAACAATTCAATATCACCAAATAATTACGATTATGTACGAAGAAAGATTCATCGAACCGCACAAGCAAGGCTTGGAGCGTTTCAACAACGGAGACAACGCCGGACGCTTTTTCACGAATGAGCGTATCGAGCAAGTGACTGACGAGGAAGGCAACGAACGCAACGAGTACGTCTATGACGTGTATGAGGTGGCCGACTGCCGCGATCCTCACAAGGTGAAGAACGATGTCATCGAGGACATCCATCCCAACGGAGACGAGACGAAGATCCTGCGCAAGACGCTGGCCAAGGTGATCAAAGCACAGGGACTCTACGACGACGAAGCCTACGCCGAGTTCAAGGCTTACAATGATTTTGCCGAGAGTATCTAAAAATTAGGGAGGCCACTGCCTCCCTTTTTTTGTTTATACCTAAATAAAAACAAGATACTGCCTCACGGCAGGAATATCTTTACCAAGCTACGAGAGCTACGGTAAACCCTGAACGCTGTTTCGCGGGTATTTCGTAATAACGGAATAACGATATAACGAAAAAATAACAAGCGAAATGGCATACAGCACAGGAATGATGAATAAGCGCGTGACGGTGGCGAAACGCTATCAGGACACGCAGGAGACCTTCGGCAAATCAGGACAGCCGAAGTATGAGATACTTGGCACGTTCTGGATGGCGGAGACATTCACAAAGGGCGTGAAGGCGATGCACGAGGGCGCACTGGATGCTTACGACACGGTGATGTTCCGTTGCAGGTACAACAAGGACATCGACCGCTGGTGCTTGCTGAAGTTTCACGGCAAGTGGTATCAGATCACTTCGTTCAACGAGGACTATCAGGAGAACCAAATCCAGATGACGGCGGTGGAGCTTGCCAACCAGCAGGTAAACATCGTGGAGCCTACGCCCGACCCTGAGCCGGAAACGCCAGCAGTAAACCCAGAACAGCAAAACGACGGAACTATAAACGACAACGATAATGACAGTAATTCGTAAACGAGACATTGCGCGGAGGATGCGCGAGGTGCTGCGGTCGGCACGGGACGCACGGCGGGAGATTACGCTTCAGGCGAAGCGGCCCGACGATAGCTCGTGCCTGGATGCGAGCGGTGCCATAAGGCTTGTCATCCGCGACTTCCTGCCGGAGTTGCAGGGTAATATGGTGCTGCCTCCTGGGTTGGAGATTGACTACGGCGTGGATTCTGCCGAGGTGTGGCCAGTGAGCATCAACGATGTGGAGATTGAGGAAGAAGACGAGGTGGGTGAACTGACAGAGCAGAGCCTTGGCTTTGCCCAGACGCGGGGTGCTGAACCCATCCGCACGGGCATCACCGTGGAAGTGTCGAACATGGCGATTGACTCGGCGGGCTTTGACCTGCTGGGCTATATCCGCAAGAAGTTCGGACTGGCTCAACGCCGCTACATCGCCAGCCACCTGTACTCGACGGCTCGCTGGGACGGCAACAATGGCCCCTTCAGCGGTGCGCACGCCTCGCAGTGGAGCATTCCGCAAGGTTCGCTCTACGACTCAATCATGGCGCAGATGACCTTGCTCGAAATGGAGGGCTACGACACCCGCGACGCGGTAATCATCATGGATCATGTGATGGAGGTGCGACTGAAGGTGACACCTATCCGCGAGGAGGAAGGGCGCATGGTCATCGAGGACGGGCTGTGCTGTGGCTATCCGTACATCGCCAACAAGTACTACAACACCGAGTTGAACGACGAGGGCAAGCTGGTGCGAAAGGCGACGGATGCGGTCAGCATAGGCATCTTCAAGTGGTTCAAGATAGCCCAGCACGACCAGGCAAGGCTGATAGTCGATGGCGTGAGCAAAGAAGTCTCGGAGCGAAACGTGACGAGTATCACCCTGAACACGGCTTGGTCGTTTACCAATCTTAGCGAGAAGGTGAACGGCGGCACGGGTGTGCAGGCTTTCCGCACGCTGATGATGCGCAAGGGCTACCTCCGCGACGTGAACGAAATGGTGTTCCGCACCGCCGACGGCAAGCTGCTGCGTGTAGGACTGAACAACATGAGCATGGTGCTGACCGACAAGGACGGCAACGTTCTGGAGTCATCCGACGGCAAGGCGTTCATGGTGAATCTGAGGCATACAAACGATTGAATTTTTATGGGAATGGCGCAGCGGATTAGTATAGCAAACCGCAACGGTTTAGTATAGCAAACCGCAACGGTTTAGTACAGAAAACCAAAGTGGAAAAGTATAGTAACCAAAAGCGATAAAGCTATGACACCCAACCCGACAAAAGAGGAAATCGCAGTAAACCCACAGCGGCAAAATGTACGATTAGTAGTAACGAATATAAACCAATTTTAGAGAAATGGATGCAACAAAAAGAGAAATCAGAACCATTGCGTGCGAGCTGGCCGTTCGAGAAGCTCCACAAGGTGCGCAGGGCGAGTCTCGCACCATCGTCGGCAGAGCCATCGTGTTCAATGCTGAAAGCGAGATGCTCGATGACTGGGGCTACAAGTTCCGAGAAGTCATCAAGCCAGAAGCCGTGACAATGGAGTTCCTGAACTCGCAGGACGTGAAGATGAACATGCTCCACGACCGCTCGCTGACCATTGCACGCTGCAACAAGGGCGAAGGCTCTATGCGGTTGAGTGTGGACGAGCAGGGCGTTTCCTTTGAGTTCGATGCTCCGAAGTGTGACATCGGCGACCGCTGTCTGGAGATGGTGCGTCGCGGCGACTACTCAGGTTGCTCCTTCGAGTTCTACCCCGAAGACTACGACGTGGAAGAGCGCGAAGGCGGCAAGGATGTGAAGATTATCCACAAGAAGTTCCGTGCGCTGACAGCACTCACCATCGGTATGGACCCTGCCTACAAGCAGACCACCGTCAATGCCCGTGAGCTGTACGAAGGCACTCCTGGTTACAAGGCTGAGCAGGCTCGCTTGCAGGCCGAGAAAGAGGAAAAGGAGCGCGAGGAGCGTGAGCGCATTCAGGCAGACATGAAACGCCGTGAGCGCATCATGGCGATGAATGCCATCGAAGACGAAGAATTAGAGAAACTCAATTATTAACCCCTTAAACGTTTAAGAAAATGGACAAGTTTAAGAACATGACTTTTGAAGAGTTGGCAGTCGCTAAGCGTGAGGCCAATGACAAGTTGGGTGAGCTTTATCTTAAGGCCGCCAACCGTGAACTGAAAGACGACGAGAAGCAGACTGAACTGAATCTCAGTCGTGAGTTGAAAATGATCAAGGAGGCCATGTCCGACATCGCCATCCGCGAGAACCACGACAAGGCTCTTGGCGACCAGCGTCAGGAGAAACTGGGCGAGCAGTTCCGCGAGTTGTTGAAGGACGTGCGCACCAACCCTGGCAAGGCTCAGCGTGAGATTCTGCTGTCACCGGGTAACAACTCGGACGGCACCAGCAACGTGACCGCCAACATCGACGCCAGCGGTGCCATCCGCCTGACGATCCACGACCTCATTCCTACACTGCACGAGGGTCTTGACCTTCCCGAGGGTCTGAACATCGTGACTGGCGTGACTGGCAATGAGATTTGGCCCGTCAGCATCAACGACGTGGAGATGGAGGAGGTAGGTGAAATCGAGGCTCTGAGCGATCAGGTGCTGAACTTCGCCAACATCACTCCTACCGTTCGCCGTTGCGGTCTGACCGTTCCCGTCAGCAACATGGCAATCGACAACGCTGCCTTCGACCTGATGGCATTCGTTCAGTCGAAGTTCGGTATCGCCTTCCGCGAGTACTGGGCTAAGAAGATTTACTCTCGTGCAGAGTGGAGCGGAAACAAGGGTGCATTCAGCAACCTGTCTCCTATCGGTGTCATCAAGCTCGGCAGCGGCGACGAGTACAAGCAGATTCTGACTGCTGTGGCTCAGTTCTCTGACAAGGGCTTCTTCGAGGGCGAGGTTTGCCTGTCTATGGACCGTGTGACAGAGGCTCAGCTCATGGCAACTCCGAAGATTAAGGGAGCCGCCGGTGGCTTCATCATCGAGAACGGACGCTGCTGCGGCTATCGCTACACCGTCAGCCACTTCGTGAACACCGAGCTGAACGCCAGCGGCAAGTTGGTAGCCGGCAAGGGTCGCTATCTCGAAATCGGCTACTACGAGTGGTTCGCAGGTCAGCAGCACGGCGATGTCCGCCTGACAATCGACGCTACCAGCCAGGCTGTCAGCAAGAAGAACATCACCGCTGTCACCATCAACACAGCATTCTCGATGACTGACCTCTCCATCTACATCAACGGTGCAGGTGGCACGACTCAGGCATTCGCTTGCTACGCTGTGATGGATGCCGACACTCCCGAAGTGCTCGCAAGCCAGCACGCCGTGACTGTTCCCAAGAACGGCAGCAAGACCGTTTCCGCTATCAGCAACGTGGCTGGTGCTGTCATCACCTACGCTGTGACCACAGCTCTCACCGGTGTAAGTGTAACCAACGCTGGTGTTATCAGCGCAGGCACAACCGCCGGCACAGCCGTCATCACCGTGACCGCCACCTACGACACCAACAAGACCGTGACCGACACCATCACCGTCACCGTTCCTGCGTAAACTCTCACTCTTCAGGTTCATAGTTCCTGTATTCAGGCGGGTGGCTCCGATGCGACAGCAATAGGTTGTCTGCCCGCCTGATTTTCAAAGAACCACGAACCGCTAAATAAAACAAGTAATCACACATACACACAGATAGTATGAGCCTTCAGACGGATTTGATTTTCTACGATGCCCTCAGTGCCGATACAGAACTGATGACCACCATCGGCAATCGGCTGTATTGCACAGCCATCCCGGTGCCCGACTTGGAAGCGGAGAACACGCCGTGCCCTTACGTCATCATCACTTTCGACGGACTGAACAACCAGGACACTACGAAAGACGATCCATTTGAGGGTGGCACCGACCAAGTGAACATAGGTATAGAGGTGGCCGCAAACGACCGCCTCCAGTTGGCCGAACTGACACAGAAAATCCGTCGCATCATCCACGAGGACTTTTCCTATCAGTGGCGGTACACAGAATTGCTGCGTGCGGATGGTCAGCCGTTAAGGACATCCAACGGCTTTCTGCTGAGAGTCTTGGAGAACTTTGACGAGATGGTTCGCAAGATGCCACAGGACTACACCTTTACTGCTGATGCCGTACAATACGACTCCATGAAGCCATGCTACTGGCAGGTGCTCCACTATCAGTGTGCGATGTATAACACTTTAACAGATTACGAAAATGAGCAACAAAAAGACAACTAAACCAGAAGCGGAGAATCCCAAAGTGGAGCAGTCCGTGGTTGAACAGCCCGAGACTGAGCAGCCCGAGACTGAGCAGCCCGAGACCGAACAGCCAGAAGTGGAAACTCCCATGAACACCCAGCCCGACTACGTGAAGGAGCTGCTGGAGAAAGGCGTAACCGTTCTGCAAGGTCGCTCCCATGGCGAACTTGACGAAATGCTTGCCAACATCCCCAGCGACATCCCCTACTACGCAGGGCCGGTCGGCTACTACGTTGACAAGGGACTCTACCGCATCCAAGTAAACAGAAAGGAGGATTAGCCATGATACTGAAAGGACAAAATTTCCGAATCCTGACATTCGACAGCACCGCCTCGAAGTTCAAGTGCGTGGGTATGGCGACCAACTGTACTGTCACGCTGACGAACAACACTGAGGATGCGAGCACGAAGGATGACGTAGGTATGGCCGCAAAGCCTACCATGACCAGTCAGGGATGGAGCGTTAGCGTGGAATCGCTCGACGTTAGCGATGCCGCTGCTATGCTGACCGCCATCAATTCGCTCACTCCCTTCACGCTGATGTGGGACGAGACTTCGACCATCGACAACCAGACGAGCGAGCAGGCCACCTTTGCACGCAAAGGTTTGGCCTACTGTAACGATCTAACCCTGAGCTTCAACGACCGAGAGAATAGCACTAAGCAGCTCCAATTTGCGGGAACGTCCGCACTGGAGACCATCTCTTCAACACCATCCTACGAGGCTGTCAGCGCATCGGCCTACACCAAGGGTCAGTTCGTGCGCCTGTTCCTCAGCAGCGACAACACCATGACACCTGCCAAGGTTATTGCCGCAGCCAAGTCGCTCAGCTTGCACGTCAGCATGACGCTCGAAGATGCCACCACGAAGGACACCACCGGCAACTGGCAGATTCAGGAGCCGACGGGACTCTCTTACGACATCTCGACCTCTGCCCTCGTTCGGGGCAACGACACAATCACAAGTGCCGTCGCTGCACAGGACTTGGCAAGCATCGAGAGCATCTACGAGGCCGGTACGCCCGTGAAGTGGAAGATTGCCAACGTCAGCGGTGCCAACAACCGTACTGCATCAAACACTATTTGTTCAGGCTCCTGCCTGCTGACTTCGCTGCAAATTTCGGCTCAAAATAGAAGTAATGCCACCTATCAGGCCACCCTGACAGGCTACGGAGCCTACACCGTAGTGGCATAACCCCACAACGCGCCTGCCGCTGTCTCGCTATCTTCAATGCCGAGCAGTTGGCGGGCGTTTTTTTTATGAAGAGCGGTAGCAAATTTTTCACTTTTCACTTTTCACTTAAAAAAGGAACTATGATCAAAAAAGAAATCACCATTTGCAGCAAGCAGGTCACATTGGCCTACTGCTACGCAACAGAAATCGCTTACAAAGACCTCGCCGACGAAGACATGCTCGACTATGCCAAGCACGCCATCGAAAGCATCCAGGCACAGCGCGACCCCGACATCAAGCGTACCATCTTCGCCATAATCGCTTGCATGATGGCCTACTATGAGGATGCCGACAAAGCACCCGTCAAGGACTCCGACATCATGAAGGAAGCCACACCCGTAGAACTCGGCACCGCTATGCTCACAATCCTGAGTATGCGCAACGACTTCTACCACGTACCATCAGGCGAACCAGAAGAAAAGCCCAAGGATGGACAGGATGCTAAAAAAAACGCCTAACCGCCAACGACCTCTATGAGCTCTTCGTTGGCGAAATAGGAATCCCACGCCGTGAGTTCCTGTACGACATCAAGTTCTGGGAGGCAAGAAGAATCCTGCGAGGCTATCGCAAGCGCGGCAAGATATTCATGCAACTATTAGCAGAGAACGTCTATGCCAGCACCTTCGCCTTCCGAGGCAGTGATGGCAAAACCGTCAAAGACATGTTCCCCAGCCTATTCGAAGACGACAGGGACATGGGCCCAGGTATCACAGAAGAAGAACAGAATGAACTATTGGAACTCATGGCAGCAGAGAATGCACGACTCCAACAAGAAAAGAGCGACTAACCGTCGCCCTTTTTCTTTTTCAACTTCTTCTCTACCTTTTCAAAGTCATCATAGACATCCTTCGCCAGCACCTCCGCATACCGCTGCGTCATCTTAATATCAGTATGCCCCAGCATACGGCTCACATTTTCAATTTTCGCGCCCTGACTCAACATCCACGTCGCAAACGTATGCCTGCCCATGTGCGAGTGCAGTCGCTCGATGCCAATCACCATACCGATAGCCTTCAGCATCTGGTTGTATCGTTGGTTGTTCATCCGTGGCACCCGCCAACCGTTACGCTTTAGTACATCTACTACTGGCGGCAACAGCATCGACACGTAAGGTACGCCCGTCTTCACACGTTTGCCAACGAACCGCCACTTGCCGTCAACCTCTCGATATTGGCTCAGGTCAAAAATCTGCGTATCAGCATACCCAAGGCCGGTGAACATCTGAAAGACGAACAAGTCACGAGCCATCGCCACCTGACTGCCAGGTACCGGCGAAATATCCATCACCTTCTGCATCTGTTCCTCAGTCAGATATTCCACCACATCACGTCTTGTACTCACGAACTCACCACGCAGCCGGTCGTATGGGTTTGCTGTAATCTTACCCATCTTCAACGCACGATTCAGCATAGCTCGCAGTCCTTTATGGTATGACTCCACCGCCTTGTCACCCAGTTTCGCCTGCTCAACACCAGCAGCCTTCTGATTTGTCGTCAATTCATTGTCCTGAACACGAAGCCAAGCATCCCATTTGTAGATTGCCTCGACGCTCAGGTGCTCCCAGCGCGTAATCTGCCCAAACTCAGTCAGCCGCCTGCAAAGCGTCACGTACTTCTGCCTCGTATTCTTTACAACGTTCAGCATCGGTATCTGTTCCTTGATCCACGCAACCAGCGTAGGCGCGTCGTCATCATTAACAACTTCGAGGTTGTAAACCTTCCGGCGAATCTCGGCCACATCAAGCGGCCTACGTTCATCCATGCACCTGTTGACCTCATTCTCCACAAGCCGCACGATGGTCGTTAGCCGTTCATTCAGCGTGTCTGCATCCTCAGTCATTCGTGCTATGCCGTCCGCGCCCTTTATTCTTACGTCGCGGATGCAGTTACCAACCAGCCTGTCTTCGCGCACGCGCACACCCGTATTAATATAATAAGGTTTCTTGTTAACCGTCACCCGAACCTCCACGGGACCTTCCTCACCCTTCGGAGTCCTTTTGTGATGGTCAAAAAACAAAGATATTCTAATCATAGTCTTTTATTTGTTTTAGTTATTATTCGCCATTTAGTTTCCCCACTTCCACCAACCTACCCCGATTTGGGGAAACTTTTCACCATTTTGGGGAAACCTTGGGGAAACACTTGGGGAAACTTTTTTATCATTTTGCGCCATTTTGCGCCACTTTGCCGTTCCGCTTATTTCTTCTCAAATCCCTTTAAAACCGCGTATCTACCGCCATTTCGACGCTTTCCACCTTTTTGCATTGTGGAGCTGGAGGGAAATGAACAATAAAAACGGAACGCCAGTGTTTAGGGTGGTTTTCGCTGTTCTATTAACATAATTATACACTATTGGGGAAACTTTTGATTTTAGTATCATTTTGATTTCTTAACTATTCTGTCGTTGCCTTCAGCTGCGCCAATGGGGAATGGGTAGCCTTTGAGCGGGTTGGTGCCGTCGAGGTGCTGCATGGCTTCGAGGACTTCAATTTTTTGTTCCAGAAGTTTGATGATGCGGTCCTTGTCGGCGAGTTGGTCGTCTTTGTCTTTCACTTGCTTTTCGAGTGAGGCGATAAGCTTGTCGATATAGGATGTGGGCTGTTGTGGATTGGACTCTTTCTCTATTTGCTCAGACTTGAATTCTTCCTGAATGGTCAGGAGTTGGCCATTGCCAGTTAGCAGGTAGTCGAGATTGAAGACTCCCTGGTATGCGGCACATATCCTTTTGAAGAGATTGTCCGTGAGATAAGCCTCGTTGCCATTCATGGCTGAGGATATTGCAGGACGAGTCAATCCGAGAGCCTTAGCAAAATCTATTTGAGTG